TCGCCCAGGGTATTCAACAAGCCCAGCACCGATTCGTCGGTACGCTCCAGGGTGATAGAGAATTCAATCTTGCCGGCATCGCCGTCCTGTGCCAGGATGGTGCGCCCCTCGGTCATGCCGGTAATGACGAACGAGCCATAAATCCGACCTGTGCCGGCAATCAGGATCCAGGACTTGCCTGTGTCACCCATCAGGCGCAAGGCATCCAGCGAATAGACGCTGCCGGTTAGCTCCGGCGCGATCCAGCCGGACAACGTGATCGTGTCTTCGCCCTTGCCGGTGAACTGGCGGGCGCTGCGGGCGCCGACGCGGGACGTGCTCGGGTGCTTCCAGTCGGTTTTGCGCTGCAGCTCCTGGTACGCCAGGGTCGGCAAGCTAAAGACAAACATGCCCAGGACCATCATCATGATCAGGTTTTCCTCTTAATAGTCGTAGTCGGCCAGGCTGGAGCGGATTCGCGCCGCCTTTTCCCGGTCGCGCTGAGTCAGCGCCTGCGCCACAGCGCGGGCAATCGTCTGCTCATCCATGCCCGGCGCAGCCGTGATACTGATCGTGATCGTGTCGCCCTGGATCACCGTACCGGCGCCGGCAGCACGCGACGCCAGCGGTGGTCGCGTATCGAAAGCCAGCGCCGGTATCGCCGCTGCTCCGATGGCAATGCCGGCGCCAAGCTGGGTCAACCGCTTGGCGAGGCCGCCGACCTGGTCGAGCGGATCACCCTGGCTGCGCTGCAGGCCGACCGCCAGACCCTGCATCGTAAAATCGCCAAGCTCGGCAAATACCCGGCTTGGGCTATGGATGCCCAGCTTTTCCTTGAACCAGCCGACGACACTGTCGCTGGCGCCGGCAATCGCGGCGCGGACAGTCCCCAGGGCGCCGGTGATCCCATTCGCCAGTCCCTGCATGATGTTCAATCCAAAATCGCTAAACTTCGCCGGCAGATCGATGCCGAACCAGCGCAGCACGCCGGCAAACACCTGATAGAACAAGCCGAGCGGCGACCAGTTCAACACCAGGGCCGTCACGCCGCCGATTCCGCCAGCGAATGCCTGCTGCACATCGGCCCACAGACCACCCGCAAACGCCTTGATGCTGGTCCAGGCGCGATTAAACGCATTGCCGACGACGTTCCACAGATCCGTAAAGAATCCCTTGATCGGTTCCCAATACTGATAAATCAGGTAGGCGGCCAGAGCAATGGCGGTAACCACCAGACCTATCGGGTTCATCAGGAACGCCCGACCGACAAACAGCAGAGCCCGACCCAGCCATAGGAAGGCGGAAGCAGCGCCGCGCAAGATCGGCGTCAGCACGCCACCGGCAATGCCCATCTTGGCAAACAACACATGCAACATGGCATAGGGGCCGATCAGGGCGGCCAGGCCGAGCATCAGTGGCCCTAGCACCACCAGGATTGCCGCCAAGCTGCCAAAGCCCACAATCATGACCTTCGATAAAATGGGATTGCGCTCCATGAAGCCATTTAAACCATCCAGGGCGGAAGTCACGCTATCGATGGCGCGGGAATACAGCGGCAGGATCTTTTCCCCCATGGTCAGCTTCAAATCGGCCAGCTTAGCCAAGGTTTCCATTTCCTTGCCGCTGGCCTGGTCCCGGCCCAGGTTGTCCAGCTGGTCGATGTCGTAAGCACCTGCATTCAGTGCCATGTTCTTGTGGATCTGCGGGCGCTGAAGGTACATGTTCGCCATCAGGTCGCCGGCTTTGCGGTTCGTGTACAGACTGCCGATGGTGTCCAATACCTGGGACTTGTCGGTAATGCCGTGTTTCGCCAGTTGCGGCAACAGAATTTTTTCCATCCACTCGAACTGGCTTTTCTTGAACAGATCGGAACCCAGCAGTGCACCAGGGTTAAGCTGGGCCGTCTGGCCGACCTTGTCCGGCACGACCTTGGTGTGATCGCCAATCAGGCCCAGCCTATCGAGATTCATTGCGGCGCGCTTGCTAGTGCGGCCCTGGTACAGATTGTTATAGCCCGACATCAAACCGTTACCGACGCCAAAGCCGCCCAGCTCCTGCACCAGCGGTTCCAGTTCGTAGTAAAACGCCTTCTCGTCCATGCTCTTGGCCGCGATACCGCCGGTTTTAATCAGATTCAGCCATTCGGTGGGACCGACCCGGCCGCCGGTCGCAGAAATGACCTTCTGCACCATATTGGCCTGCTCATGAAATTTCTCGGAACTGGCCGTGCCGCCCCGCGTCTCGATGACCTTTAACATGTCCATGAACTTGCGCTCATTCTCGGCACCTGATTCTTCGCCGTAGAACGCCTTATTGCCGAATTTCATCTTCGCCAGCAAGGGCGCAACCATCTGCGCATGCGGCAGATCGCCGAACACGGACATGCTGTCGCGCACCAGCTCCAGGTTCTCGGCATGGCTGGTGCCGTAGGTTTTCATGTTGCGGGCGTAATTCTCGGCGTCGGCGCTGACCTTGGGACCAAGGCCCAGCGCGGTAATGCGTGCTTTCTCGATCTGATAATGCTTCGCATCCTTCAACCCACTGACCAGAGGCGCGCCGACCGCGCCGCCGGCCACGGTGGCGCCGATGCCGGCGGCGGCGACATTGCCAGCGGTGGACCGCAGTTTGTCGGCATGCTGGCGCGCAGCGCCGACTTTCTGTTGGTGGCCGGCAATCGCCGTTAATCTCTTCTGCTGTTCGGCGAGCTGGACATTGGTGGCGGCGATGTCGCCGCGTAAGCTGCGCTCATGTTGCGATAGCCGGCTGGTGCCAATACCGGCGCCGGACAGGCGATCCCGCAGGATCTGCAATTGCGCACTCTGCTGCTGATTTTCCTGTTTTAAGGAGCCGGCGGATTTGACGGCAGCGTTAAACTCGCGGGTCATGGCGCGCGTCGGCTGGGCGGCCTGCTGCATCTTCTGCGCCAGGCCGGCGACATGCTGCTGGACCTCGCGCAACTTACTGGAACTGGCATCCAGACCGGCGTGCAGCTCGCGGAAGCGCCCGACATCCTTTTGCTGGGCGTTCAACTCCTTCAGGCGGTCATTATTGGCCTTGATGGCTTTTCCCAGGGCGGACGATTCGCCGGTGATCTTTTTTAAAGGGCCGGTCAGCTTATCCAGCGCCGCAAACACCACCTGTAACCGTAATTGCTTGTCACTCATCCAAATTCCCTAGTCTTCCGCGCCGCTGCGTACCCTGGCGCGTTCGCGCCAGGCCATCAAGTCCGTTATGTCCAGCTCATCCATGGCCTGCGGCGGCCAATGAAACACCACCGCAATATCGGCCATGGGATCCTCTACGCGGTCGGGTAGACCACCGGACGATCTGCTTTCTTCAGCAAAAAAATAGCCACCTCGGCGCCCAAGGACATCAGGTCCGCCGGATCCAGGTTCGCCACATCATGCGGGGTCAAGGTTGGCTGCGTGATGCGCGGCAGGACGCGCTGCAGGGAAACCACATCCATATTGCCCAGCTCCATCAGGGAGACGCCGCGCAGTTCTCCCGACAGGGGCTTGCGGATCTGTACGGAGGTGATGAGCGTGTCGCCACGGGTCAGCGGTTCGTCCAGGGAGATGGTTTTATACGCGCCGGAAGCTGTTGCGAGTGCAGAGGCGACGATGGTTTTATCTTGCTTGGTCATGGTGGTGCTTTCTATGATGATCGAGGGGTGACAGTAAAAAAGAAAAAGGGGTTGGTGTTGCTGTTACAGGCCGATAGCGCTACGGATAGACGCGTTGCGATCCTCGCCGCCGATCTTCTCGATGGCGTTGATGAAATCGAATTCAAAGATGGGCCGGTTATCGATGGTCAACTTGTAATAGCTGCAGGCGGTCGTGTATTTCTGGCTGGTATCTTCGGCGCTCTTGGCGTTGCCCATGTCGATTTCCTTATGCCGACCGCGCACGACGATCTCGACCGCAGACATGGCGCCGTCGTCGTCATTCTCGTAAGCGCCGGCAAAGCGCAATTGCGTCGCGTTATGACTGCGGGCGCCATACTGCAGCAGGGCCTCCAGGATAAGGCCGCCGGCAGTCCATTCCAGCGTGATGGCTTCATTGCCCAGGTCGACCGATACTGGGCCGCTCATACCGCCGGCGCGGTACTCCTCCATCTTGCGGGAAAGTTTAGGGAGGGTGATTTCCGTCACCTGGCCGCGATAGGAATTACCGCTATCGAACAGAATAAAATCTTTGAGTTTCTTAGGCATGCCCATGGTGTAGTCCGTTCTCTCTGTAAATGGTTAGGCGTTGACGGCGGCGGCGAACTCGGCCAGGTAGCGGTCGGTGATGCGTTGCTGGAACAGCAGGTTTTCCAGAGGGGGCACAGGCGTATAGTCGTAATCGATTGCCAGCTTGCCGTCTTTTAAACTTTCCTTGCTGTTGTATTCGGGATCGAACCAGGCGCTGCCGCCCAGCAGGTAGCCGCCCCCGATCAGGGCGCGGAACTTGGCATTGATGCTCTCGATCAGGTCTTTCACTAAGGCCGGATGCATGGGCACGTCGACATAGGTCATATGCGCTTCGGCAATGGTGTCGGCCACTACCTGGGCGGTGCGGGTGTAGTTTTCAAAGTAAAAATAGCCGCCGGCTTCGCAGGTGCGCGAACCCCAGAAACGGAAGCCGTTGCTGTTGATGAGCGTAGTGACTTCCTTGCTGTTCAGGTAACCGGCGTCGGTGGCCGGATCCTGCAGATCCCAGAACACGTCCGAGGAGATGCCGGTCGGGCCGTTGACGACCATATTGGAGAGCGTTTTATGCCAGCCGATCTCTTCGTCGATCTTGGCGCGCAAGCCCAGGGCGTAGGCGGTCGCCGCCATGCTGGCGTCGGCATTGGTGGCCGTATCGAAGTTCACGAAATCGGGCCAGATCACCATCAGTTCGCGCTGCCCGAAATCCTTGCGGTAGGTAGTCGCTTCTTCCTTGGTCATGCAGCCATGCGCTGATACATAGGCAAAGGCGCGCAACTGCTGGCCGACGCTGGCCAGCGTATTGGCGACCGGCTTGGTGTCCAGGCCTGGCGCACCCAGGATCCGCGGTTTCACGCCAAGCCGAGCCTGGGCCGCCAGCAGCGCCTTGATCCCGGTATATTTGCCGGCGGCGGTCGTGGTGCCGATGACATTGGAGGTCGTCTCGGCTTCATCCTTGCCCTCGGCCACGCGCACCACCACAGTCAGGGGCTTGGTTTGCAGGCCGATGGCTTCCAGGCAGCGGCGCAATGTACCTTTGACGCCGGCCTTGCCTTGCGCTGCAATCACGTTCGTCAGCAGGACCGGCGTGTCGAGCGGGAAGACCGCCGGGTCGGCATCCTCGGCGGTGGCGATCAGGCCGATGACGGCGGTACTGACGGTACGGATCGGGCGGGTGCCCTCATTCTTCTCGATGACGCGCACGCCATGGTGGTAATCAGTAGGCATAGGGCTCCTGTAAATAGGGTGAGTAAATTAAAGAATTGGAGTATCAGGTGCGGCCGGCCAGACGATGGCGTCGGGAAAACCGTCTTGCTCGATCACCCGCACCAGTGAGAGCTGATAGGCGGACCAGCGACGGAAATCATCAATTTCCGCATCGGACAGCAAGCCAGCGGCATAAGCGTCAGCCTTGCCGGCGTTCTTCGCTCGAGCCAGCGCCATGCGGCGCTCAAATTCGGCCATCGCTGCCGCACGTTGCCTCTGCTTGACCACGGGAGGATCGATCTGCCAGCCATTGCCCTGCCAGGTGTGTTCAATCGAAGGGCGCGGTGTCTCCGTCAAACCGTGTTCGGCAGGCGTCTGGCCGGCG